GATCGTTCTCTTGCTAATCTAGCTTTGATTGCGTCTTGTAATTGTTGTTCATTATATAAAGTTTCTTCAGCTTTAGTTTCAACTTTAGTTTCTTTAACCGCTTCTACTGGTGCAGTTTCTTCAACCAGATCCGTTTTTTGCTCGTCAGCCATAGTCACTCCTTAGTTAGTTTTTTGCAAGTATAAACTAGATTTCTACAACTGGCAACCAAGTGTGTCTGCATCTATAACCACCTCTAACAATAAATGGGTCACCTTCAGATTTACCAGCCCAAGAGCCTTGCCATATTCTTCTAAGTTCTTCTTCAGTATAAATTTTTCCAACATGAGTTTTACAATGTTTTCTGCTATCTCTTACTAATGTTCCTGTATATTTAAACTTATTTAAACCAGCTTCTTTTGCTTTGAATACTGTGAATTGACCATCAAATTGCATAACGCTATCATGGGCTATTTGTGAAGCATAACCACTCATAGTCCTTCCACGCCTATCTACATCTCCAGAAATTAAACCTTTAATATCTTTAACCATCTCCTCAAAAGGTTTTCCAGCAATAGCGTTTTGATAAACATTATTACTTATTTCAGTAAGGTATCTATTAGCAATATCTTGATAACCACTAAAACTTTGAAACTTTAATTGCGTTATTGTATCTAAATCAACTTGAGTTAATGTTTTAAAATTATCTGGGATATTGAGTTCCCCAAACTCTTCCATGAAACTATTCACAATTTGGTCATAATCTCTAACAAGAGTATCTGCGGAAATAGAATAAGTTTCTTCAATAAATCTTTTTATGTTTGGTCTTAATTGAACAGCTATTTGTGTTGTAATTATGTCTTGTTCATTAACTGCTCTAGAAATATCTGCTATTATTCTTGCTTCTAAATCTTCTAATGTTCTTTTAATTTGTGCTTCGTGTTGATCGGCTAATCTTTCTATAAATGGATTTCTTGACATTATACATTAAAACCTTTTCTCCAAGATTTTAAAGCCCAATAGACTGGGGCTAGGGTTTTTTGTCCTCGCACCTTCTTGAGAATAGCCCCATGTCTTGCTAAGAAACTCTTTTGTCTAGCTGGGTTAGACTTCTTAATCTTCATATTAGGGTCACCAAATCTAACTTTTTTTACATTACCAGTTGATCTATCTTTAACATAAACAGCAAATTTTTTTCTCTGACCTGTTGTTCTAAAAGGTTTATTTAGCTTTACTGCTCTGCCTTGATACTTAGCCATTATTTTCTCTTCTTTTTTCTTAAATCTAAATCATGCTTTCTAGAACCACGCAAAAAAGAATTAACTCTACCCATAGACCATGCCGCCATAGGAACTCTTCTAGAACCAGCACTTAAAAAAGCACCTTGTCCTCTTCTGTAAACTTTAGCTAATGTTCCATAAGTATATCTCTTTGACGCTTTAGCTTTACGTCTAAGAGTTGCTTTTGTACTTGCTGATAAAGGTTTTCTAAATCTACTTGCCATTATGCTCTGCTCCTACTTCTTAATAAACTCTTAGGAATGAACCCACCAGATTTATATAATGATGATACTCTCTTAATTAATTTGGCTCTCTTTTTTCTTTTCTTACCTTTTAATCCAGATAAATACTTCTTAGGAAGTCCTGTACTTTTATCTTTAGGTGTTGCTCTACGCTTCTTCGCCATTGTCATCTGTAGGTAATGTTGTTGAGAACTGACCAATAGCTGTTGTACTAGAGTCTATTTCATTATTAATTGAATTAATTGCTTCATCATCATCTACAACTGCTTTTGCAATTTGCTTATCTATTTCTTTAATAAATGTTTCTGACTTAACTCCACTAGCTTTAGCTACTTGTAAGAATTGTAAATCAGCCGCATAATCTCTTAAATCAAATGTATCTGGGTAGTCTATTTCACCATCAAATGCTTTGTTTTGCCATTTAGCAAACAATGACCAAATAGTTTCCTCTGCATTTTCTAATAAATCAGCCTTTTCAGATAGTCTTGCGTTCAGTAATTGAAACTCAGTTTGCAATGCAATACCAGAATTAACAGTTTTCTCAGTACCTCTTACAGAACCCATATGTGTTATTCTATCAATAGCATTAACTTTCATCTCAATAGTTTTCATTATGCTATCTAATGATTGAGAACTAGGTTGAATGATATAAGGTTTTAAGTTTGCGTCCATATCTTCTGGCATCTCAATAATGCTACCAGCACCAGCACTAGCTTCAACATTTGGTGTTTTAACTAAACTAGGGTGGTTAGATAATCTGATTAACTGCTCAATCTCTGAATAGTCATTATAAATAGACTGTTGTAATTCTGCAACATCTGACAAATCACTTACACCTATTGCTCTTCTTTGTGACTTTTGATTGTATAAAACAACTGCTGGTATTTCTCCAATAGCGTTTGGTTGTTCATCAATCTTAACTGGCTTAGATGTAGAGTAATCCTTCATATACTGATTAACTCTGTAAGTTGTAATATCTTCTGGAGTCCAAACTTTAATAATTGCTCTATCTTCGTTTATATCCTCAACAATAGTTAATGATGTTAAGAAGTATCTACCATTAGGCAATCTTTGATATTCCCAGTTCGTCACATTCTCTGGAGTATAGATTGATATGTATGGTCTAATGTCTTGTTGTAGTTCTTCTGCTCTAGTCTTAGCTACTGTTGCTGGTTTATCTATAATAGCCCAACATGAGCCATAAACAGAAGCGTGGATTTGCATATCTTTGATTACATTATGAAATGATCTACCATCTAAATCTGCATCTTTGAGAAATGACTCAAGCTGGGGGTCACCAGCCATTGAGCCATAATCTCTCGTGGGAGGAACTCTAAATAAAAAACTTGAATAAATTTGTACTACGTTGCGGCAATGATTGTCTAAAGGTGTAAAATCAACACGCTTTATATATTCATCATCACCTTCTAAAATATATCTATTTAAAAAATACCCACTAGAAAAATCATCTCCACCTACATATGATCTATAGTGAAAATTCCAGTTCTTTAGACTATCTTCATAATCTCCATGTTTAGCTACTAAAAATTCTCTACTATAATCTGCCATCAACTCCACCTAGCTGGTTCACTTGGTTTAAACTCTCTACGCAAAGGAAACATATATTCTACCATGTAGCCTAACGCATCATTGAAATGGTCAAACCCACTATCTTTATCTGGAACACTTGTTCCCTCTTTGTATATCTGTCTTTCTAAACTCTTAATTAAGTTTTTACAAGATTTTGTTATAAATAGACTTGACACATTATTTGCATTTTTTAACTTGGAGTTTACAGCGTTAATTCTATCTCTGACTAATGGGTGTTGCGATCTTGCTTTAACTTCAAAACCAGCGTTGCGTAGTAAAGATAAATCTGTCATTCCTCCAGCAGAAGTTTTTCTTTGTCTTGAAGCTGGGTCTGGAAATACAACTATTCTATGACCTTGATACCTATTTTTTATTTCATCAATCATTTCAGAAGTATTAGAACTCCATAACTGTATTTCATCATAGATTATTAAATCATTTTTTACTTGCTCTGCTAGAACACAAACCATAGGACTAATATTAAAATCCATACCAATATGAATTGTCTTAGAAACTCTCTCATAATCATTGATGATATGCTTGTTTCTATCAAAGTTATAGTAAATTATACCAGCATAATTAACAAAAGTTGCTAGATATTCTTGTTGAAATGTGCGTTCATCTAGATCATTCTTAGCTTGTTCTATCTCTTCTTTACTTACTTGTCCGCCTTCTATTGTGGTATATTTAAATGATTGCCATTCTGGGTCTTGTTTAGAATACAAATCATAAGCAAAGTTAAATCCTTTTGGTGTTCCAGTAAATAAAGCGTGTCCTAATGTATCTGATAATGTAGGTCTAATGACTTCATACCATGCACTAGGTTTAATGTCTTGAAACTCGTCCATAACAACAAAGTTCAATCCTACTCCACGCAATGATTGTTCATTATCTGCTCCTTTAAGAGTTATAACTGAGTTGTTTCTTAAAACTATACTTAGATCAGCTTCATTAATCTTTTGCACCCATCTATGTTTAATCATTTGTTGTTTTAGCATATCCCAACAAATAGTCTTTGATTGCCTATAACTAGGTGACACATACCATACTCTTTGATTTGGAAACCTTGAGAACTTAGCCATCTCTTGAATACACATAAAAGTTTTGCCAAATCTTCTTCCAGCAATCATGCATCTAAAACGCTTATTACTTAGTATGACTTCTTTTTGTGGTTTAGTTAGCGGCACTTAATCAGCAGACCATTTTAAAGGTTCTGAATCTTCTGTTATTGGATAGTCAGTTTGATTTAACATCTGTTTACCTAACCATATTCCCATTACTGCTGACTTCTCTGCAAGGTTAAACTGCATCTTCCTAAGTCTTATCTTCATATCTGCTCTTCCTTTTGTCAGAAATTCGGAATAACTCTTACGAATAAGACTCTCATCACAACCAAAAAAGTCTGCTATCTCTATGTTCGTACACCCATAAGAAGCTAATTTTTCTAGTTCTACTGTATCTATGTTATATTTAATTGGTCTTGCCATTAGTGAATTGTTTGATCTTGTTTTAAAACTTCCATGTCTTGAACTTTATGATGTTTTAAAAGATAATCGTTTGCTTCCTCTTCTGTTTCAAATCCAGATACTTGAATGACAGCAGAATAACCGCCATAAACATCTGGTATAGTAATGAATAGTTTCTTTAAATCTTCTTCCATTCATTATTTATACGCTAATATTTAATTTTTCTATATGATTTTTTTCTAACAAACCATCTTTATAGGCTTTTCTAATGTCTTGGTCTGTATCATTCATTGTTCTTATACCCTTTTTCCATAGTGGTAAATTAGCATAGGGGTTACGATTATCTATTTTAAACTCCTCTTTTTTCTCAGTTAATAGTTCTTCTGTCCAGCCCTCTGAGTTTAACCACCTACTAAAATGTGCTAAAAACTTCTTTTCATCTATAGAATCTGACTTAGCATTGTATTTCTCTATGAGAAGGCTTGGTTCTACTTTACCATGTATTTTTTTGTATGCTTTAAGACCTTCGGATTTTGTTCCACGCTTTGTTTTTAGCTTAGACCATATATCCTCAAAAGCATCATTAATTATTTTATTATTATTATTACTATGGTTATAATTATAACTATAACTGCTTTGCGTTCGCATATGCGTTTGTGATGCGTTCGCATTAGACCATCTCTTTTCTGCAGCTTCTTTAGCTTTACCAGATTTCTCTATAACCCATTCAAATTCTTCCTTTTGGGCTTTGGAGAAGTATCCGTTTTCATCTTCTTTAAAGTACGTTTCTAGTATGTAGTTTATATCCTCCTCGTTGGCGTTTTGAACTATGCGTTTTATTCTTGATATATCTTTAGGTAAATATGCTTCATTCTTCCATGCGTAGCATAATAATCTAAAGTAAATACCTATTTCTTCGTTTGTAAGGTTTACTGTGTCAGCGATAAAATTATCGGTGCTTATTCCCATCTTCCATATTTTCGTCATATTTTTCTCCAATTTTTTTTAATTTAAGTCCTTCTTTATAACCATCTATTTTATCTTTACTAATTTCTAAAACAATATGATTAAAACAGCGTATACAAGCGTATTTGAACATATTATGTTTATCATATGAACCAGCTTTTATTCCATCAACTTCATAAGCAATAACAGAATTAAGTCCGATCATATTAGTTAGTAAGTATTGCCTTTTGCAATAAACACAACAATCAGATTCCCCAAATATCATGTCTTTGCTCCAATAGTTCAGCACTATTCCAAGTCCAATCATCTAATTTAGGCACTATTAAATGCTTCATATCATCTGGTTCATTACACGCATTAAAGATATTAGCACAACTCATTAGGTGCATTTCTATCTCTTTTAAATATTTTTTATGCGGTGTAAAATCAACAGGTTCACATCTCTTAGGCGTACAAATTAAAAGTTTTATATCTACCAGCTTCTTATACTTTTCTTCAAAGGCTTTTTGATAAATAGCCATTTGAAGCATATCATCATGTGTAGGCAAAAACTTGGCTTTTGTTTTGAGATCAATAATTAATATTTTTTCTTCGTATTCAAAAACAAAATCAGTAAACCCATAAAAAGGTATATCTAAAATGTTTGTATCTATACGACCTTGAAAAGATAAAAAATGATCTTTGAGTGGTGATAGTTTTTCAAAACATTGTTCAACCATTGGTGCAATCATATCATATTGCTTATCATCATCTTTATCTAATAAAGTTGTTGCTGATTTGTAGTAAGTAATGGCTTTTTCAAAACATTCTTCAACAGTAGCATTATTAGTAAACAAATGATTTAAGCCAAACTCAACTGCTGAACCTCGTTCCATTGAATGATTTGAGGTTGTAGGGTAGCCATAAATGTATTTTAAAACAAATTGTGCTGGGTTATTCTTCCATTTTTTTATCTTACTTGCAGAAAATGGAAGCATATCTTTTTCTAAATTAAACTTTGTAAATATTTCTGGGTTAATCATACTAATAACTCTCCTTGTCTTGAGTCTAATGGTTTCCAATTATAATAATAAAGTTTTTTTGGCTCTCCAGTAAACTTGTCTGTTACGATTGTAGTTTTAATTGGATTATGTAATTGTTCATATGAAACAATCATGTTTTGATCTTCGTAGATTAATCGTAAATCTTTTTTTTGATAATGAGATTTATTTACATAACGCTCATGTACTGGTGCTAAATTACCGAATAGTGTTGTTATCTTTTTTGTTATCATTTTTTTCTCCTAAATATTTATTCATTATATAATTTAAAATCTTAGCTGAACTAAGTCCAGCAATACCGACTTCTTGCTCTACTTTTTGTTTTGTTTTGGCATATGATACCTTATCTAATTCAAGTATGAATCGTTGCGGCTCATAACCTCTAACTGGTTTTGGCATTTGTCATTCTCCTTTTACTATTTTTTCTTGAAAGTGTTTTTTTTTCACTATCTCTTTTAGTTTATCTTTTTGTTTATTAATTACAGAACTGTCAGAATGACACGATCTGCATAAAGGAATGAGATTTGATATTTTATCTTTATGACCTTTTTTATCTCCACCCATTCCTCTACTTTCAATATGATGTACTTCGCACCACACATTTTTGTTACAGTACCAACACAGTTCAGCATAACTATCAGCTTCAGTATAGCCATAGTATTTCATAAACATTCGTAGGTACTTTTTCATTAAATGTCTGGTGATTGATTGAACTCTTCATCTTTGAGTTCTAGTTTTAGATTTAACGTACCATCTTCATTCTTCCAGATTGCGGCTGAATAAAGTCTTTCTGGGTCTAAAACCATCTTTTCTTTTATTTGTACTTTGTTGTTTTGATATAAAGGTTTTGAATCTCCTTCAACCTTGTTATCATTCTTAAACATTTTTATATAAGTTTTCATATATCCATTCCATTATTTTGAGTTATTATTTTCGGCTTATCCGAATTTCTAGCAACTAAACCAGCCGCTAAATTAGCATCATCATCACTAGCTAATCCATATAAAGATTGTAAACCATAACGCTTTGCATACGTTATAGCTGACCCCATCTTTTGAGGATTATCTTTATCATTCCCATTAATTAAAACAGGAACAGTACATTCTAAAGTTTCTTTATCTTGAATATGAGATACGATTGTCTTAACAAAAATATCTCTGTGTAATTCTTGATATTTAACATCTGTACCATTTTCTGTTTTTACTCGTTCAAGTATAATATTTTTATACTCAACCGATTGTGAAAATGACAATCCAAATTCAGCACCATGATTTACAGCAGT